GTCTTGTGACTAAATTTTTAATTGTTGGATTTGGAATTGCTTCTTTGTATTCTGGAATTGGAACACTCAACATTGGATGTTTATCACTAAACAACGGCAATGGATCCAATCTCTGTTCAACAACAATACCAGAAGTTGTATCAATAGTTAAAACTTCACTCATCTTTATTCACCCAATCCTCTGCATAAATTTCTGCATCTTCTTCACTATTAAATCTGGCTGTATAGTATACACCAGTTGAACTCTTTACTGTGACAAAATAACCTTCAGTATCTTTAAATACAACCGCTTGTGTATTATTGTCGCCAAAATATTTACTCAGTTCTCTCATTTTAATATCCTTGAAAAGTTCTTTACCTTATCAAATTTTATTACATTACTAAACTTGTCTTGTAGAATGTCACCCTTATGTGAGATAACAAACAAATTAACACCATCTAGCATATGTAGGATTTTCATCAACTCTTCTGTGCCACCTGTATCTAGGCTTGAATCAAACACTTCATCAAGTATCAATAGATTTGTATTGGAAGAATTCTTCAACTTAGCAACTGCTCGCCAAGTTAACATTAATGCCATATCAATTCTTTGTTTTTCACCTTCAGAGAAATTGTTATATGTAAACTCATCTCTGTGCCTAGATTTGATGGTCTCTTTGAATGATTCATCAAGGTTAAAATTGACAAAGAAATCTAATGATGCAAGATACTTGTTCACCAACTTATTGATGATTGGCAAATACTGTTTGATAATCTTTGTTTTGATACCAGTATCTTTCAATAGACCGGAGGCAACTTCATAATATGTTTTTTCTTGTATTAATTCTTTCAACTCTTCTTGCAATATAAACAAAGAATCTTTTAATTCTTTTAACTCTTGTTGTTCTTTCTCTGACACTACCTTCGATTGTTTGAGTTCTTCAATTTGTTTCTGTAACTTAGTAATATATTTGTTTGTCTCAGTTATAGAAGTATTGTTTGTTGCAATCTTAATTTGTAGTGCTTGAATTTTCTTCTGCACTTCTGTAATCGTATTCAGCTTGTTTTGCTCTGCCAATAACTTTTTCTCTAACTCTGATAGACCATGTTCGCACTCGGCCGCTTTGGTCGTAAGATTGGCAATCTCCGTCTCTTTAAACTCAACGGCAATGGTTTGCCTACAGGTTGGACAATCGTCATTATGTTGAAAGAAACTGATATCTTTTCTATATTTGGATACTGTGCTTTCAATTTGCGATTCAAGTTTTGTAATAGTCTTGAGTTTATTCTCGACCGCAGTTTTCTCTTCCACAGAGGTTTGATGTGTAGCAACTTCTGTGATGAGGTTTGCAGTCTCGTCATGTAAGGTCTGTATAACACTCTGATTACTTCGTACCTCTTCATCATATTCTTTCACCTTGTCATCATTGTTTTGCTTTAACTCTTTGATATATTTTTCTTGTAACTCAAACTTCTGTTGAGACAAATCAATATCATATTTTTTATTTGAAGTTAAATCTTTGTTGTTTGATAGTTTGTCTTTAAGAATACCATTCATGGTAGAAAAGATTTGTATATCAAGCAAGTCTTCAATGATTGCTCTGCGGTCAGATGATGACAACTGCATGAATGGAGTAAACGATGCAGAACCAAGAATTACAATTTGTGTGAATGACTTGTAATTTAATTTGAGAATCGTCTTCTCTAAAATTTCTTGGTAGTCTCTCGCAGCAGCATCTTGATTCAACAACTCACCATTCTGATAGATTTCAAAGACATTTGGTTTAATGCCTCTAATAACTTTATATGATTTGTTGTTTGTGTCAAACTCAATTTCAATAATACAATCTTTGCCGTTGATTGAATTAAGTAAACTAGGTTTGTTGATGTTGCGAAATGCTTTACCAAACAGGCCAAAACACAACGCATCAAGCATTGTGCTTTTTCCAGAACCATTGTTTCCAACAATCAGAGTGTTTTGATTGTTGTCTAGTTTAACTTCTGTAAAATAATTACCGGTGGAAAGAAGATTCTTCCACCTAACATAACGAAATATAATCATTACTTAAATTTAGGTCCTGTTACCCATACAACAACTGATTTTCTTTTACCCTTAGTTACTGGTGCAACTCGGTGAATCATAAATGATGGAAAAATAATCATTCTTCCCTTTTTAGTTGGAATAATTTCGGCATCTTTTTCTTGTCCATTATTAATCATAAACTCACCACCTTCATACTCATCACCAGGTTCATTCACACACATTGTAATAGATAATTTTCTTATCTCATTCATATCAGCAGGAACATTCTTACCCATGATTGTGTCCATGTGATAATCATATCGACCTGTTTCATGTGCTTCATATTCTGTATATTGAAATGTATCATAACCATTCAGTTCAAAACCATAGTATTGATTGTTGATAGAATCAATAACATGATTCATCTTTTGAAAAATCCATGCCGTATCTGCATTGGCAGGATTCCAATCATAGAACTTTACATTTGATACTCTAACATCTTCATTGGGTTTTGATTTGACAATCTCTTTTCCAGTTTCATCTTTTTCTACTTTACCAACTGTTGTGCTCCTTTCAACACCTTGTGTATCAAAGTAAGCACACATTTTGGTCAGCTCTTCATCAGTAAATGCACCGTCCCAATAGCACCAAGGATAAAAGATTCTCTGTCTTTCTTTTGGATAATTATATATTGTTTTGTAGTTCATTCAGTAGTTTCTGTATTCAATGCCTCAATGTAGAGTTCTCTCATCAGAGTTTTTAGTTTATCACTCTCAACATTCAAAGTCAAATTATCAATATACTTAGACAGTATGGTCATAGTGTCTTCAGCTTGGTCAATCAATTCTTGGTCGTTCTCAATTACAGTATCAGTAAAATCTTCAACAATAGAAATGTCTGATACACCCGATTTATAAAGGTTGTCAATCACAGTATCAAACAGGTATGGATTCTGTTTGTTAACGACAATCACCTTCACATATGTCTCTTTCAACGGAGTGAAATCATATGTTTTCCAGAATTCAAAATCTTGTTCACCGTCATCATAAGACAACTTATGAAACATGCGATATGGATTCTGTATGAATTCAAGTTCACGGGTATCTGTATCAAAAGTATGAAAACCTCTTGCATCATTATAGTCAGCCCAAGTCATCTCACCTGGTGTGCCAACATAGTAGATATGTCCATCATTTGATTTGTGATGAAAATGTCCAGTCAATACAACATCATACTTGTTTAATGGTTGTTTGTCAATACCACCGTGGCAAACATTACCTCGGTCCATTTCAAACCCATCAATCTCAAAATGCCCAAAACAAATTTGATTTTTACTATTCTTTATTTGTGTGAAGATTTCTTCTTGGTTACCTGAACAGAGCCAAGGCACAATGTCAATCTCTACACCATCAAACATTACTGAATCAAACCCATCATATATTCTAATGTTTTCATAATCTTGCAACAATAAGGATGTAGAATTTACTTCAAGTGTATTCTTAAAGGCAACGTCATGGTTACCAAGTAATGTATGAAGTGAAATATTGTTGTCACGGAGTTTGTCAAAGAAGTATTTGCGGCACAAGTATAATGAATTGAAGTTAATAAACTTCCTGCGGTCAAACAAATCACCAAGCTGAAAAACCGTATCAATCTTATTTTCGATTAGATACGGGAAAAATGTTTCATCATAGAATTTTTTATTATAACGGTGAAACTCCAAAGAATCACCACGCATGCCGAAATGCGTATCACCTAGAATACAAATTTTCATAATTTACATCGTAACACAAATTTAAGTGTTTGTCAAGGGTTCTGTAGGCAATTCTTCAATAAACTTTTCTAAGCCTTTTGTCTTGCCTTCTTTCTTCTTCTTCTTACTTTCTTCAAAGTTTTGAATGAATTCAGAAATGTTGTCATACATTTGGAACTGTTTCATTGTGCCGTCAGAGTCTTCATACATTTCAAACTCATCAAGTATACCAAACTGTTCTGTTGCCTTGTACTTGACATAGAGTTGTTTTTTCTCTTTCATAATACGGCGTAGAAAGGCAAAGTAAATGATTTGGGTAAAATATGCAAATGGGTTCTTTGACTTATCAGGATCAAAGTTGCGGAAGTACATCAAACAGTTTTCGATGCCGTCTGATACCATTTCATCTCGGAAAGAATAAGAAAAGAAGTTAGGTTTGCGAGACAGGTGTTCTGCAATCTTTAGAAAACACTCTCCAATGTAATTTGGAATCTGTGGATCCTCTTTACCTTCTTCTTTGGCAGTCACACACTTTTTCTTGTACTCTATAAGAGCCTCCAGAAAATCGGCGTTGTTCACATAATGTTTTACTTTCTTCTCACTCATATTTGCCTTCTTTAGCTGTTGACAAACGGCTTGACATGTCGTATACTGTCGGTGTTCCGTTTGAAATTAATAATTAATGTAACCTGTTACTTCTCTTACGATGAA